CACCACGTAGGAGATCGCGCCAAAGGAAGTGTTCGCTGCAGTGAATGTGTTCATATGTTGGTCCTCTATTGGTTAATGAATTAAGCCCAGAAATCCGAAAATCCGTCGCCGAATTCCGCGACGATCTCGCGCACCTTTTGCTCCTGGAGCGGGGAGAGCCTGCCGAAGAAGTCGAACGACTTCAGGATTTCACCGGCGAAGATGTTTTCGCGGCGGGGGAGCTTCGCGATTATCGTAGCGAGTTCGTCGATCAACGCGACTTGCTGGAGCTGGGTGGTTTGGTTCATTTCGCTGTCCTCTATCGTTAAAAGTTCGGGTGGTGGGGTGGGGCCGAAGCCCCGGGGGATTAGTAGCGGAAGAATCCAGGAGCGACTCCGAGGAATCCGCCGGTCGATGTGCGGCGCATCATCACCTCGCTCTGGTCGATCACGCCGACCCAGCGACCCCAGGAGGCGATAAACAGCACCATGTAGCGGGCAGTGCGACCTTCGCGGTCGAATTCGCGTCCGACGCGGAGCGCAGCTTCAGCGGTGGCCTTCTCGGCTGCAGCTTCGGTGGCGTAATTCTTGCAGGGTGCGGTCTTGGTGCCTTGGCGGGCTTCTTCGATCCGGGCGGTGACTGATTTGATGATGTTCATTTCGCTGTCCTCTATTGGTTAATGTCTTGCTACTACCGAACCTCTATTATAACACCGGTAAAACACCTAGTCAATCCGTCAACCCCCGTCGTCCGACGAACGGTTACTTTTTCGACGAACGGCGCAACGCGTTCACGATTCGCATCGTAGCCACCCCGGCATTCGGCGCACCCGCGACCAGTGCCGCGTAATCGATGCCGTGCAGGGTGCAGAGCTTCGCCCTGGCGTCTGGGCACTTCCCGGCCTCACGGAGCGCCTCGGAGGCCCAGTCCGGTATATTAGCCTTAACCGCAGGCTTCGAGCGCAACGGAAGTACCTCCGGAGGGCTCGGAGGGGGTGTCTCGCTCCGAGCGACCTCGGGCAGCCGACGCATCGTGGCCTCGAACCCCCGGAAGGAGGACCCACGGGTCACGATCTTTCCGCCCCGGATCTCGGTGCCGTCCCAGGCGCGGTAAGTCTTCGGTTCCCCGTCGAGCTTGGGCACTTTCGCCCACCAGGGGATGTAAAACGGGTCCCCGACCGTACGCGGGGCGTGTTCGTCGACTGCGAGTTCAAAGCTCATCGTGTCTTCCACAAGTGCAAGGGTGGGTGGGGCGACCGGTTCCCCGATCGCGCGGTGGGTGCCGTCGGGACGGTCACCAAAGGGGAAAGGCCAGTTAACCACAGAGGTGCGCCTCAATCCAGGCCTCGAGGGCTTTGAACGCCTCCCACCGGTCGAAGGGCTCTTCGCCCACGGTCCGGAATTCGGCGTCGATGTCTTGGCCCGAGATCGAGCAATCGAACTTGTAGACTCGACCTTCGTGCAGCATTTCTCCGGCTAACCGCCCCTTCGAGAGGCGGACCCGGGTGTTGGTGGGAGTGGCGTCCATTACGCTCCTTTCAAGTAACGACGAAGCATGTTGCCGAGGTTCATGCGTTGCATCCCGACGTTCAAGTGTGCGAAGCGCAAGACCAAATCGGCACGGGAGAGTCCCATTTGGGTGGAGACGAAGGCGTAAACCTGCTCAAGCGTTTCGCATTTGCGAAGCTCCACTGCCACGAAATCGCCCTTGTCCATCGAACGGACGGTCTTGCCGTTCACGGTCTTGGCGTAGTTCTGGTAGAACTGCAGGTAGAGCGAATCCACCACTCCGTTCCTGCGCTGCTCGAGGGGGAGCTTTTCGCGAGGAGCGGTGACCTTCGCTGCCTTCATCTTCTCGGCCTTCATCTTCGCGACCGGACCGGTACCGTCCGCGTTGTAGCTGCGCACGATGATCGCTTCTTCGGCCAGGACTGGGGGCTTGACTGGGGTCTCGACAATCATGTGCAACGCGGAATTGCGGACCTTGTACTCGCGACCGTTACCGACGTCGGCGACTGTGGTCCATCCGCCTTTGACGGCGAGGATCTTGACGAGGTCGTCGGTGGGGATTACACGAGCGGTGGTGATTGTGGCTTGGTTCATTTCGTTTTCCTCTATCGGTTTGGGTGGAATGTTTGCTACTAACGAACCTCTATTATAACACCCGTGCAATACCTTGTCAAGTCCAAATGGGCATTTTAAACCTACCGCTCGTCGGATCGGATGAACGGTAACAATTGATTATTTCACTGCTCATGTGTTTCCTCTAATCTCACGCTCGTTTGTTATGCGCTCTTCAATTTGCCATTCAAGTTCTTCCAACAAGTCCTCCACGGTGTCGCCGTGACCGGTTGCGTAACCTTGGCTCATCATCCATGCGGCCAGCTTGTTACGCTCGGTAGCGGCGACAAAAGCGGCGAAACGTTCAAGAACAACGGGGGTGGCAAAGACTTGCACATCGTCCCAGTGCTCTGGACTTCTGAATGGTTTGCACCCCGCCTCCCGCGCCAGTTTGATGATGTCTTCGCGGCTCATTTCTTCGCTTCCATGATATCTTTTTTCCCATAGATGATGATGCTTTTCATTTCAGGTGTGATCTTTGGCAGCGGAGCCCAGGCCAACGCCCAGTCGGCCCAGGTCCCGATCACGCACACGCCACTCGGGTTCAGAAGCAGCATTCTCACGCCCATCGGGGGCGGGTGCTCCTGCGGTGACCGCCATGTGGCTTCACCGGCGATGTAGCTCTTCACACCCGGGACTCGGCGGAAACGTACCAGCGTTTCACACAATCGTTGGTCGAGTACACTTCGACCTGCTCCAACCCGAGCCAGTCGGCGAGGATTTTGGCCAGTACCGCGTTGGTCTTGAAGGGTAGCGGCAATATCGCCCCGGTGAGCATTTCGTACACCTGCGAATGGGTCGAGGATTCGCACTCGTAGGAGGCAATCGTGTGAATCGCTTCGTCGCGCGTGTACCGGGTCTTTACGGGTTCGGACGGGAGTTCAGGCTCCGGGGTGGGCTCGGGCTCCTCGAACACCTTCTTCGGGTCGAGCGGGTGGAAGGTAAGCGCTTCATGCTCGTCGATCTCGGGGGTGGTGAGTTTACCTTTTTTGCGTACCATGGGTGAAAAGTCCTCTATTCGTGTGTGAAAAATGGGGGGTCCATTGCGTGACCCCCCGAAACGTCGATAACCCTTGCAAAAGGAGAAGCGGACCGGGGAAGGCGATCCGCACCGGTCATTATAACAGAGCGAGTGCCGTTGTCAATGCATTCTTTTTCATCCGGGCACCCGCACCAAACCAAGCGGACTGCAGCCGGGTGTCGGCGTTGTAAGCTTTGCGCTCGTGATCTGTGAACCGGGTGATCGCGTTGACCAGCCCCCAGGCGGTACCCTGCGCGGTCTTGGTGCTCTGGCCAATGCCGTTCAGGTAGATCGAAGTCACGAGTTCGAGCATCGGACGATGGGCGTCGAGGTCGACCTCTTCCTGGTCAGGGTAGAGCACGTCGAGGAAATACTTAGTCGCCTCTTCTTTCGACACCGTCCGCTTCGAAAGCTCGGTCGCGTCCCTCTTGAACCGTTCCCAGGTCCCGCCGATTAGCCCGAGGTCGGCTTTCACGCGTTCGGCGTTAAACTTCGTCGAATGCGGAATGCGGATCTGCCCTGCGGTGTCTTGCAGCGCGGCGTTGAGCGTGTTCTGGCACACGGTCCGCACCGTGGTGAACTGGGCGACATTCGAAAGCGTTCCGTCGCAGGAGGTCGCGACCTGGACGTAGGGGCGGACTTCGTCCCCGCCGCCGACATCGAACGAATCGTCGATCCGAGCCAACGCCCAGTAGGTGGCACCACCGCGCAGCATCCCGGCGGTCTCCATCTTGAACCCGCCGATTTCGATCAGGTTCCGGAAGAACTCCATCACGTCGCGCGGCTGGGTGATGTTGTAGTTCGAGGACATCACCGAGAGTGGCTTCCCTGTGTCCGACCGGTACAGCGCCCAGCGGTTAGGCACCGTGTTCACGCAAACGGGGTGGTTCTCCTCGTCGCGCACCTCGTACTGAATCGCGCCTTTCTTGACTTCCCAGTTAAATCCCGCCTGTTCGATCCAGGTCTCGAGCGTCGCATTCGCGTCCAGCTCTTGACCGAGTCCGTGCCAGGGGGTCTGACCGACGTAGGCCATGTTCGCGCGACCATTTGAAAAATCGAGTTCGTGTGCCATTTGAGTTGTCCTCTATGTGATTAACGAACCTCTATTGTACCACCGGTGGGACAATTCGTCAATGGGTTCGGCCAGTCGTCCGACGAACGGTAGTCAGCTGTTTTTCTCCTTAAGTACCGCTTCGATCTCCTCGGCAAATGCCCAAACGTCGAAGTCCGGCTGTCGCGCCGCGAAATAACACTCGTCGATGTCTCGGTCGGTAAGCCCCACCCACTCGCGCGGTCGCTGAAATCCAGCACGGTTCAGAATCGCTTCAAGGTTAGGGCCAAAAACCTTGGTAGGCTCCTCCTTAATTACCCTGTTCACATGCAATTGCATTTGGCGCTGCATACCATCGATGAACCCGCGCTCGTATTCTGGCCCGTCCGCAGGTGTCTTTGCATTCTTGTTTTCGCTCATGTGTTCAGCTCCATGTTTTTACCAATCTCAGCGGCGGCTCGGACAATCGCGCGGCGAGTGGCGGCTTTTGGGTCATCACCCTTTATCTCCCCGACCTCAATCATTGACGGGATATGTTGGGCGCACACATTTGCAAACGGCACCTTCTCATCTGCAAACGTCCAACCGTGGTGAACGCTAATATCCAGTGCAACCATCAGATCAAAAGCATCGTTGTCGTCGTGAAACGGACTCCATATGGATGCGCCGGACTCCTTCCCTACCCACAAAAGACAGTTCGTCTTCGGTCTGTACATCGTTGGTTCAACATACCCCGCCGCTTTTGCGGCATACCTCAGCAGTTCTTCGTCCGTCATGTGTTGCGTTCCTTTAGCTTGCGTAGTAGCTCAACGCGTTCCAAGTCCCACGCCTTTTGCTTTTGAGCCATAGTGCTGTTTGCTATATGGTCACACCGTTCAGCGTGAAGGAGTTGGGTTTCAATCATCTCGTCAATTAATTCAACCTCGCGCTCCGTCAGCCCTACCCATTCGCGCTCTGTCTCCAGTGCTTGACGCAGCTCATCAATTTCTTCTTGCATACGAGCCTGAATCATGCGTTCGCTTATTATTCTTTCCTGATGATCGGGGTGTTCTTCACACCGATCATGCCAAGTCTTAATACGCTTCATAGCTTCTCTGTTCATGACAGCCACCTATACGGCTCAAGATAAATAGCCGCGCATATAGCAGCCATTGCAAACCACCCGCCCGCCGCCATTGCCATCGAAATGCCCAGACCGAGCAGGGCGAACACTCGGAACCACATGTCGAACTCAGCTAACTTCATCTTTTCGCTCCCTGGGTTTCACCGTCGGTGATCGCTCGACGGTATGGAATACTGCGTCGCAGACCTTGCACACGCGGCGTCGCTCGGTGAAATAGCGCCGAGCATTTGCGTCCCAATAGTGCCGAGAATCCGCAACACGGGTGGAACCGGCGTGACCTGTCCGGTCGTCGTGACAAAAAGGGCAAAGCATCCGTTCACCCCTCCCACCACGTGCGCATCGATTCGTCGATCAGCTTCATTGAATCCCTGAGCATCCGGTCTCTCGCGCGGACCGAGATCCCCAGGTCCCCCATTCCTCGGCGCTTCCGATCGAGCCAATCCTGGTGTCGCTCGACGTCGTGTTTAAGCACATACCAAGGGCGATTGCGAAAGAATGCAAGCTCCACGATATCGCCGTGATTCTTGAGCAACCGGATCACCCGCTCGGCTTCACGCTTGGTGATTCCGATCTCGTTCTGCATATCGCCCGAGGGGCAGGGCCCGAATCGGCGAAAATACTCAATGGCCTGCTGCAGCTGATCAGCTAGATTAGACTGCCTACCCATTCGTAAAGCTCCTTGGCCCAAAGAAGTGAGAGGAGTGCAGCCATCCCGATCGTGTAGGCGAGCAGATCTTTTGCACCCGCCCAGGCACTTCCACGTCGGTGCAGCAGTGCGGTTTGCAGCCGGTCCATGTCGCTGCTTTGATCGTAAACCGGACGGGGCACGTACGTGTACCCGATCCGGACCCCTTTACGCGTAGTCACGTATCGGGGCTTCATCACACCAGGACCATCGATCGGATATTCATCTGCTCCACCGCTTTCTGGTGCTCGGCAATCCACTTCGGCCCAAGGGCATCCTTCACCGCTTGCGAGTCTAACCGACTCTGGGATGAGAACGTAATTTCGACCTGGAACTGCTGGCCCCGGTAGACGGCTGCACCCGCCTCGCGAAAAGTCTCCTTCAGCGCTTTCTCCCGCGCCACAAGCTCGGCAAGCTGCTGGCGGACTTGTGCTAACTCGTCGACCATCTGCTCGGTGATTACTAGTGCTTTCTTTACCATTTTTGTCCTCTATCGGTTTGTTTACTGGAGACTCTATTATAACACGGGTGCTACAATCTGTCAATACCCCTTCACTTTTGTAGTCGGTCTGCAACGAGTGTGGCATATCCGGCGATATCCGCCCATGAGTCAACGTTCCGAGAGTTTCCATTAACGATCCTCGAGATTTTGTGTAAAATCATAAAAAGCGCCTCCTTCTGGAACGTGTCCATCGTGACGTAGCTGCGCCCCGCCTTCGCTACTTCCTGCAAGGCCTGGGAGATCTTCGCTTGTTCCGTGAAATCCCCGTATTCCGACCCGCGTTGTTCAAGTATTGCCTTTAAATCCGTACTCATGGTTTACCTTTCCTCTCATTCGTCTGCCAGATCTTCGGCAATGCGATCCCTAAGCTTGCTCGCTGACTTTACCAGCCTACCATAACCTTCTGGATTGTGTTCGCGGACCTCGCGTAGCGTCGGTCGCAAAGCCATGCCGCTCGGTGTTCTTTTAGCCTCCGGGAACAGCTGGTCGGTGATGACCTGCAAACGGATCGCAGAAGGATCATAATCATAGTACATGTCGATCTCTGGTTCAGGCCTGTTAATGTTTGAGGCTAAAAGTTCAGTCGAAAACTCGATCGATTCCGGAGTATTAACGTCGTCTGGTCGCAATGATTTATTCACGAAATCTACTAATTCTTGCCCTTTAAGCTTCATGTTCAAACCCTGCGCTACTAGACCCGGGATGGTATTTGCCACTCGTGGTGCGCTGGTGGCTGCATCGATAGCGCGTGACATTACGCTGGCAGGTGAGATTCCGGGTACCATTTGTTGCGCCCCCTGCGCCAAAGCGCCCTGAATCACCTGCCGTCTGGTGACGGGAGCGGCTGCTATTTTCTCGATGGCCGAAATCGCCGGGTCTTGCGACATTCTCGCGGCTTCTGCGGCGGTGACCGGCAAGTTGGGCGTTGTACTCGAGGACCCTAGCGCATTGCCAAGAGACATGAACTTGCGTCTGGACATATCTGGAGTCTTCACGCCTTTTGTGGCAAGCTCGGAAGCCATTTCAGCCACGGTCTTTTTTGCTTTACCACCACCGGAGAACAGAGCGACTGAACCACCATCCTTGTACCGACCTTTGTACCCTTCCTCCAGGTTCATCCCGCGACGCTTGGACTGATTCAGGATCTCCTCCGCCGCCTCTTCACCGGTACGACCCGCGAGGATCTTCTCGATCAGTTGTTCCACCGTCGCTGCACGGCCCAAGGTGTTGGGACCAATACCCCTTTGTATCCCGTAAGCGTTGGGATCGGTGAGCGCCGGAATTGCAAGATGGCGAAGCTCAAAGAGATCCCCAGGCTCGAGCATCACGGGTTCGCGTACCGGTCCGGCGATTCGAGTGAGTTGTGATTCCTTGAAGCCCAACGTCCCGGTGATTTGGTCCGGGGTCATTTGCGTCATGTGCTGAGGCCGAAGCGCTACTGCCTGCTCAAAAAGTGGGTCACCCCGTCCCTGCTGCAGGACCTCCATCATCGGACGAGCCATCCAATCTGCATTCTCCGCACGACTGAAAAGCTGCGGCGATCGGTTCATCCTACTAATCACCGGTGCGATATTCTCGTAATCACCGTGTCGCAAACCGTAGGACATCACGTTACCGAGTCTGCGTAGTTCATTAATATCGGTTAGTGCGGTGGGACCCGAAAAAGCACCTGCGGCACGAAGCTGGTCATAAAGCGCCGCATACTGCATGGCACCCATCCCCTCACCTGCATCAAGCGCACCAATATCGTACACACCGACTTCGTCCGGTACAGGTCTTCGGGCTTGTGCATCCTCGGCACGATTGTACATCAGGTGGTAAAGCTCCTCGGGAGTAGAGCCGCCGAAAACTATATCTCGGTCCGGATACAAGCTGAATTCCGACAACGTCGTGTAAGGACTCGAGGGGTTATAAACCCGCTGTTTTACCCCGCGCTCGAGTGGGAGTTTTCCCTGCACCATTCGCGCCCGATCACTGACCGATAACGAATTGAAGGGGTCCGGAAGCTTCGGAGTCTGCTGCAATTGCCTGACCTCACCCGTGGTCGGATCTTTCCCGAACATCTGCGCCTTATTGTACTGCTCGATGACCTCGGCTGGAGTCATTCCTCTTTGCGCTTTGGCGAACGACTCCGGAATGCGCTTCGCCCCCGGGAGGTTCGCGATCGCGCGGGTTCCCGCTCCGACTTGGCCCATCAGGTCCAAAAATGTGAGTGCTTTACCGGGTCCCGCCATAATACACCTCGTCGCTGGCTCTAAGTGTCTGAATATGCACGTCTACCGTGCGCTGAACATCCTTGCAGTATCCACCGGCGAGATTCCACACGAGGGGGATCTTGGACTTCTTGGCTGCGCGAAAGATTCCGAGGTCCCGATTTCGCATACCCTCGAGCGACAGGTATCCTGCACCGTAAGGGTCCTCGATCCACGCGTCAGCACCGGCTTGGTACATTATTATACTAGGCTTCGACGACGAAATCAAGCCGGAGGCCCACACCTCCCACTCATGAGCGTTTGGTTTATAACGCGAGACGAACGATTCCATGTCCATGTTCGTCACATGCCGCACCCGGTCGTGCACGGCGAGCGCACCGATTATATCATCCGTTCCGTCCCCGTAGTGACCGTCGCCGTCGAAGATTAGCGCGGGTTTTATGGCCCCGGAGCTTAACGCCGCGATCATTAGCCCATTGAACGTGCAGTACCCACCCCCGGAGTCGAACCCCGCGTGATGGAACCCCTGGGTCGCTGAGCACGCAACCTCCGCCTTCTTTTCGGTCACGTGTCGGGTCGCGGCCAGGAAATTCGCGTTGGTGTAGCGCAACGTCTCATTGAGCACCGGATCGGTGTTCCCGAATCCGTTAGGAGTCTTGCCCGAAAATACGTTCACTATGTATTTAATCGAATGTGCGGTGATTAACTCAACGTTCTTCAACGGTTCGAAATCGGTGAGCAGCGGTCGCGCGGCCTGTCGCACGAACATCGGGATCTTGCGGTAGGACGGGAAGTCGAAGTCACAGGACTGGCGGAGGTTGTAAAAGATCGGGGTCATTAAGTTCCTCTATATGTGTTAAGATCTCAATTATACCACGGGTGGGGTATCTGTGTCAACGTCTGTCTCCAAGTAATACTCTTTGAGCTTCGGATCCGTGATCGACGGGTACTCGCGCGTGGTGAATCGAAAATGGCAAACCGTACACTCCCTCCGACGACGCGTTCCACCGTCCGCGTTCTGGTACACGGTGGTCACCTGGGTGTTACCGCCACACTTTACACATTTCATATTCCGATCTCCTCGCACACGCGGCGCACCGCGAAGTCAATATCCAATTCCTCGAAAGTCCCGTGCCACTTCTGCACACAACGGTCGAGCGACGCCTCAAGACCCGATTGAACACCGAGTGCGTTCTGCCCGATCCCATGGTCATGCAGGAACCAAATCGCCTCGATCAAGTCCGCGATCTCCACGTACATTTCGATTGGTGTTCCAGCGACTCGACGCTTATCGGCGATATACCCTGGGTCCACGACCTCTTCGGACTGGTCGATAATGTCCTGCCCTCCCACCTGCCTCAACACCCGCTTGTAAGGCGTCGGGGTGTCCCCAGTGCGGACCTCGACCATGTCGTGCGAGAGCGACCAGTGCATAAGCCTCAACGCGTACTGAGGGTCGAGTAGCTGCTTGTCCCTGCAGTGTCGGGCTAATTGACCAACGATGAGGGTGACGTTAAAATGATGCTCCGCTAGATTCTGGATGCGCGAGACGTTGACGATCTGCCACCGCTTGACGTGCGAAGCGCGGAGCTGTTCGGCTAAAGAAAGACCCATCCTCGTTACCTTATCGCTTTAAGACGCTCGAGCCTGTCTATGATCTGCCCACTCTCCAGGGGTTCGAAATTCTCGAACTCGAAGTGGTCCACGGCACGGCTGAGCGCCTGATTCCATATTTCTCGCAC